AATCTGTGAGTTTAACTAGCGCATCTAGTACCGCAAGTGCGGGCAACATTTCTTCTTCTTCGCAAAAATCACTTACAGGGCAATCGGCGCAAGGTAGTCTTGGGTCAATGGAATACCACTTTTGGTCCACGGTTGACGACTCTCAAACGCCAAATTGGGTTGTAGTTTCTACTAATTAAACTACAATTTAAATTAAAGTAGCTATATTTTAGGAACACAGCATGACCACCGCATATACCCCACTATTAGGTTTGGCTCTCCCTGCCAACGGGGAACTTTCGGGTTCCTGGGGCACGGTTGTAAACAATTACATTACCACATACTTAGATTCTGCCGTTGCTGGCGGTCTTTCAGTTGCTTTGGTTGGAAACGTCACTCTATCTAAAACAACGGATGCCAGTTTAGGTTCTACGTCTTCTCAGTACGCAATTTTAAATGTTACTGCAGATTCCCTTGGGCCATGGTCCATTACGGCACCGGCCGCCAGCAAGTTTTACATTGTTAACAATTTAGCGGGAAATCCGTTTATTGTTAAAGCAACTGGTCAAACCGGCGTTACGATTGGTGCGTCAGAAAAATGCATTGTTGCATATAACGGCACCGACTTTGTAAAAATTGCATCAACCACACCTGTTCCAGCAGGCAGCAACACTTACGTTCAATATAACAATAATGGTGTTTTAGCGGGTAGTGCAAATCTTACGTTTGACGGTACATACCTTACCGCTAACAGTATCAAAAATACCGCGCTCACCAGCGGGCGGGTAACCTACGTTACGACTAGCGGTCTTTTCACTGACAACTCCAATTTTACGTTTAACGGCAGTGCCCTAACCGTTCCTTCCCTGGTCAATTCAGCATTGACTTCTGGGCGTGTGACATATGCTGGAGCTTCCGGCGTGTTGTCGGATAACGCATCACTACTTTATGACGGCTCCTATCTGACGGTTCCGTCGCTTAAAAACACTGCGTTGACGTCCGGTCGGGTTCCGTACACCACGACCAGTAACGTATTGACGGATACTTCAACGCTTCTGTTTGACGGCAGCTTCCTGACTGTTCCGTCGCTTAAAAACACTGCATTGACTTCTGGGTATGTTACTTACGCCGGGACCAACGGGCTGCTGACAAACGCCTCAACTTTCACGTTTAACGGCACTGCGCTGACTGTCCCGCAGCTGATTAACTCGGGGTTAACCTCGGGCCGTGTGACTTACGCCACCACCAGCGGACAGTTGGCCGACTCAGCCGCATTTACATTTAATGGCACCGACGTAGCTACCACTGGGTCCTCTACCGCCACCTCATTTATACCGACAGCAGCTACGATCCCCGCCAACGGGATGTACCTGTCAGCGGCAAATACGGTTAGTTTTGCCACCAACACCATTCGTCGGCTTTCCCTTACTTCGGCTGGCTATACCCAGCCTGTGGCATATGCCGACACGGTAGTTGCCCTGGGCAACACGGGTGCTTCGCAGACCATTACTTGCACTTCGGGCAACGTCTTTACGGCCACGCTGACTGGTAACTGTACTTTCACACTTTCTGCCCCAATTGCGTCGGGTTCGTCTTCGTTTACACTTATACTAACGAACGATGCAACTGCGGGACGCACCGTGGCTTGGTCAGGCGGTACGTTTAAATTCCCTAACGGATCGGCTGCTCTTGCCCGCACCACCACGGCTGGTGGTGTGGATGTCTGGGTCTTCTTCACCCCGGACGGTGGTACAACGTGGTACGGCAACATCTCAATGAAGAACATGTCCACTTAATTTAGGAGTCTAAAATGGATTTTACCCCTGAACAACAAGCCGCGATTGACGCTGAAGTTGCTAAACGAGTAGCAGAGTTTCAAGCAAATTTTATCAATCCAACTGCTGCGGCTGCACAGCAACATGCAAATGCCATGGAAATGCAAACTGCAAATCAAACGGCACAAGCTGCGCTTCAAGTTGCTCAAGCGGCATCTACACTTGAGCTTCAAGCTAAACAAGCCAAACTTGCAGCAGTTCAACTTGCCCAAAGCACGTTGATTGCCAATCGTAATAACCAGCCAGTGGATGCGCGTGAGATTACTGCTGCCGACATTACGGCATATGCGGAGTCTCTTGTGACCTATGTTAATGGCTAATTTTTAATGCAATATCTTTTGACCCCGTATAGCAAGCTCCTTCCACCATGGGTTTGGTGGGAGGGAGCATTTACTGAACAGCAGTTAGATTGGCTACAGAACAAAGCTAAAGCAGCTTCAGAAGAGGCCATAGCAGGTAATGTTTCAGATCCAGAAATTCGTCGGTCGAAAGTCAGTTGGCTAGAAAATACTTTAGAAACCAAATGGGTTTTTGAAAAACTGGGGCATGTTGCATCCTTGCTTAATAAAGACCATTATGGATTTGATTTAACTGGGTTTGGAGAAGCTCTTCAGCTTACTAGTTACAGTGAAGTAGACCGTGGAATGTACGACTTACACCAAGATATTGGCGTTGACGTAAGCCGGAAGCTGTCCTTGGTTTTGCAATTAACGGATCCATCGGAATATGAGGGTGGAAATCTGCAGGTAGTATCTGGCCCAAAATCCCAAAATGTTAAAAAACAACGCGGCCTAATAGTGGCGTTCCCTTCTTTTGTTCTACACCAAGTAACACCTGTTACCAAGGGAACTCGGCAGTCATTGGTTGCATGGACATCAGGACCTCCTTTTCGATGAAAGTAGAACACAAAGATTTTATTGCGACTTATGCCAAAGTCTATCCAGACGGCTTTTGTCAGCATTTAATCAACGAATTTAATCGCCTCGAAAACTCTGGTGCCGGTAGAACCCGAAAACAGAGTGAGGGGTCTCCCGCCCATATTAAAAACGATTATTCAATTGCGTTGAATATGGGAGCGCATCGTCCCGCGGTTTTTAATGATAGAGACGCTACAGATTTGTTTTTTGAGGGTCTACAGTCGTGCTTTGATGAATATACCGAAAACTTCTCCGTACTTAAAGACGGTAAAATTCGTGGTACAACCATGAAGATGCAAAGGACTGATCCTGGCGGTGGGTATCACATTTGGCACGCAGAACAAAATAACGGAGTTCAATCGGGAAGAGTATTAGTGTACATGCTGTACTTAAACACGCTTGAAGAAGAATCGGCTGGGGAAACCGAATTTCTGTACCAAAGAACTCGGCTCAGGCCTATTGAAAACACTATGATTCTTTGGCCTGCCGCATATACTCATGCCCATCGTGGCAACACTGTATTTGGAAACACTAGCAAGTACATTGTTACTGGCTGGTTTTACTACGAATAAGGAATAGTTATGCCAGCAGGTACTCCAAAAGTTGCAGTAATGGGCGGCGTACTGACGCCTGCGGGAAGTCAGACTTTTAACACGTCAGGAGTTTTTACTGTTCCCGTTGGCATAACAAAGGTCTATGTGACTGGACGAGGAAGTCCAGGAAATGCGGGAAATTCTGGCAATTCGGGAGCAGCCGGTAATGCGGGTGGTACTGGTGGTACTGGTGGTACTGGGTATGGAGGTGGCGGAGGGGGCGTAGGAACCTATATCAGCATAGTAAATTATGTTCCTTACTATGTGCAGCCATTTCGAATTGCTCCTCCTCCATCTTACAATTCACAAGCTAATCCGTCTGTTAACCCGGCCGGAGGGTCAGGAGGCGGCGGTGCTCCAGGAGGAAGGGCTAATTCCAATACCCCATACGGTGGCCCTGCTCCAGCTGGAAACATTTCAAATCCAGGATCTGCAGGATCTGCAGGATCCACCGGGTCTACGGGATCTGCTGGAAATCCGGGATCTGCTGGAAATCCGGGAACGGCTGGAAATACCGGAAACAGTGCTACTGCGTTAAGTCAAACTTTTCCTGGCGGAACGGGTGGGAACGGAGGAGCACCAGGTAATGCAGGCCCTGGTGGGGCGGGTGGTCCTGGTGGGGCGGGTGGTTCTGGCGGAGGCGGAGGAACCGTAGGAAGACAAACTATCGCCGCATCATACGAGAGCTATTGTTGGCCATGTTGCCAGCCGTTTTATGGCTATAACTTTTTTTTCTATGGAAGTTTCTACTACAGCAGTCCAGGCTATGGTGGATCTCCTGGTGGTGGCAAAGGCACTGACGGTAGTGGCACTGGCTCTGGTGGTGGTGGTGCCGGAACGGTTAATGATGGAACGTCATGTTGGTACGGATATTACAATAGTAGTGGAGCGCCCGGAGGCAATTGCGGTGGAGGGGTAGGAGGTTTTAGATACTTCGTTGGCGAGTGTTCAACTAATAACCCTGGAAAAAATGCAAATTTCCCTGCTGCCGGTGGGGGTGGAGCTTTCAGTTCTTGCGGGGGTGGCGGCGGGGGTGGAAGAGGGGTAGGCGGAAGTGGCGGAAGTGGCGGAAGTGCAGGAAGTCCTGGGGGTTCGGGAGGGGCAGGAAATCCTGGTTCTGAAGCAAATTCCTCTACGGTGAACTGTATTTCTGTGACGCCCGGAGGATCCTATCCAGTAACTGTAGGTACTGGCACTTCCTTTGTGACCGTAGGGTGGAACACGCAATGAACAGGCAAGAGAAAGTTATTAAGGCAATGTATGCGGAAAGAGAACGCCAAGAGTTGGAATCCCAACTTAGTCGAGCGCGTTCTGTTACAGTTGGTACTGCTTTTGGGGGAACCGTAGAAATCTCCATGAGGGGAAATGACGGTCGTGTACTATGGTCGCCATTACAGCCCGTTGAAGCGGTAGAAATAATTCATCAACTTGCGGCAAACATTGGCTGCCACATTCAACTTACGCCTAGAGATGATTTTTCTAGCTGGAGAAACTGGCGAGTAACGGAACACCAGCATAAACACCTTAATGGACATCCGGCGTTTCCAAACGACATGACGCCGCATTTGAAGGTTGGGACGGATAAATTTACGACCCAAGACCAGCATATGGCCGATAGTTTTTTCCCACCAGAGATGGTGAAAAATGAAAGTGAAAAGGAGTTAGATAATGTTGTGGCAGCTCAAGAAATTATCGACCGGCGAAGCATTAAACAGCCCGCAGATCCTTCCTGAAAATTGGGGGCCGATCTTTGGGATGTCTGGTTTTATTGACCAGATTGGAGATCTTTCGTTTGTGGGTATTGAAGACCAAGGCTGGTTTCAGGTCGAGGGTGATGCACCTGTCGCACCACCTGTGTCTACTCCTGGTAAACTGGCGTGGCAAACAGCCAAATCACTTTTGGCGGCTTCAGATTGGTCAATGCTACCAGATGTTCCGTTGACCAACGGTAACAAACAGTTGTGGCAATCCTATAGAAAAGCTTTGCGTGAAATTCGTCTGCAGGCAGGATTTCCGGACAACATTAACTGGCCGTCTAAACCACAATGACTGACGAAATTACCCAAACTTTTTATTTTCCGTCTGTAGTTTATTCTAAGCGTAAGCCTGAATACGTGGACATCGTAAAAGAGGTGTCCTACAAGTCTTTAAACGAGCGCCCTGCGGATATTAATGAAATCTATCCGGTTAGGATGAGCGATGACTTACGAGGAAGCGAAGGTCTGAGTGATTTTTTGCAGTATATTATTCAAACTGCTTGGAACATCTTAGGCCAGCAAGGATACGCTATTAATAATTTAAACACATTTTTTACTGGAATTTGGACGCAAGAGCATCACAAGCATTCTTTAATGGAACAGCATGTTCATGGAAATGGTGATCAACTTGTAGGAATCTATTTTCTTGACTGCCCACCAAAATGTTCAAGGGTTGTTTTTCATGACCCAAGGCCTGGTAAAGTTCAAATTAATCTTCCAGAACAAGATATGTCTCAAATAACTTGCGGAAGCAACATGATCCATTACACTCCTGAGCCCGGACTTTTGTTATTTTCCAACTCCTGGCTACCGCATTCATTTGGTCGTCATGCCGATGATGAGCCTTTGACTTTTGTTCATTTTAACATTGGTGTACAAATTGCACAGACGTGTCCCGTTTCACAAGCGGAAGTCATTTGAACAAATACCTAATCAGGTTTAACAAAAGCCGAGGGCAACCAGGCCGAGGAACAGTGGACCATGTGTGGCGCGTGTTTGAGAATGACAAGGAATATTTACTAAAACACTTTAAATTAGAAGTGCCCTCTCAAAGTGAAATGTCGCCAGGTCCAGACTGGAATATAACTTGTCAAGGGTTTATGGTTATTGACCGCAATACTTCTACTGCAACGATAAAAGGTCAATAATGTTTTTATGGTTTAAGAAAAAAGAAATTGTATTGGATTGTTTTACTGGTTCGCCAATAGCGTATGAGCTAGGAAAACCTGATTTTGCATATAAATTTTTTCCAGAATGGTTTATTAAACTGCCTAAACGAATGCCCAACATAAGAAACCCACGAACAGGAGAAAATGGGACAATCAAGCTTTGTAGAGCCTTTAAGAGGTATTACACGGCCAACTCAATTATTCTTCCGTCTGGGTATTTTGGGCATATTAAAGTAAATACCAAGGAAAAAAGAACTTTTGACTGGAGAATACAAACAAAAGACACAAGTCAGGGAGTGTCTAGTCACCATTCCGCACAGTCAGAAGGTTTTTTAACGGACAACTACCAGCACATCAAACTTTCGTCAAGTTGGTCATTTAAAACAAATAAATTCATAGAATTTCTTTGGTCTGACCCAATTTATAACAGGCCCAATATATGCGACTACACCATTATGCCTGGTGTAATTGACTTTAAATACCAACACGACGCTTTTATAAACCTTGTCCTTGAATATAAAAACGACCCCTATGAGTTAGAATTCAAACCAGGGCAACCTCTTGTAATGTTGACTCCTTTAAGTCAAGACTACAACATAACAATTAAGCACCATTTAATTGATAAATCAAAAGAAGAGCCCCTGGGTGAGGTAAGTACTTATGACAGCGAAAGAAGGTATCCGGAAAATAAAAAAATTATTCAAGCCGCTGACAAGCGTGACGAAATGAAGAAGTGTCCTTTTCATTTGAGGTAGCTAGTAGTGCCCGCTTGTGCCATCTGTGCGGGTGAATTTGAAAAAGACGACCTCATTATCCACGGTCGCAAAGATTACTTTCTGTGCAGTGCGTGCAAGGCGGACGTAAATCGCCTGGACCGTTTTGGGCTGTCCCCTTCCGATTTTGAGCTTCTTCTGAAGCTTCAGGGGTATAATTGCGCTGTTTGTCAACAGCCCCTCAAGTTAAAGCAGTACAAGTTTGCGGTAGACCACTGCCACGACTCTGACGACGTTCGAGGGGTGCTGTGTAAACGATGTAACACGGCACTTGGCACGTTTGACGATGATCCCGATTTGATTTTGCGGGCCGCGGAGTACTTGAACAACCCCCCGGCGTTAGGTGTTGTCAAGCGGCACAATGGTCGCAAAAAGGTTTCATTTCTTCGCAGCGAGTACATAAGGAGGCACGAAGATGGAGATTGTTGAGCTTTTCTTTAAAGCCTGGCCCGTGCTCCTTGGTCTGGTGACGCTGATTATCGTGCTCTCAAAGCTTGACTTGCGTGTTGCCGTGTTGGAAGAAAAGGTCAAATCTGCGTTTGAAATCATCAACAAGATGAGGGACAAGCAATGAGCGAGAAACTTGAGGCCAAAAGCCAATTAATTGAGAAGACGGCATTTGCCGTTCTTCCAATTTTGTTTACGTGCGTGGTCTATTTGATGTCTGCGTTAGATAAACTCACGCATGAGGTTACTGTACTTAACGCCAAAATGTCCCTTGTTGTCACTAGCGACAATAAGCAAGCAGTGAACTCTGGGGCTGAACTTGCGCGGGAAAAGTTGCGGCAAGAGCTTGAGAAAGAAATTCAACGCAACCGCGATATGATCCACGAAAACCAAAAGCACATCAGCATCATCGAAGACAGAATGGCGAGGAAATAATGGCTGACTTTAACCCCGCTTTTGAAAAAATGATCGTCGATGAAGGCGGTTACATATTACACACTGTTCCTGGTGACACCGGGGGAATGACTTATGCAGGAATCGCGCGAAACCCAAATCCTCAATGGCCCGGTTGGAACCTCATTGACCACGGTGCTCTTGACAACCCGCTCCTTACTGGGATGGTGCGCAACTTTTATAAAGTTGAGTTTTGGGACCGTATCCGAGGGGATGAAATTGCGAACCAAGTTGTTGCCGAAAACCTCTTTAACTTCGGCGTAAATACCGGGCTAAAGATTGCGGTCAAGTTGGCGCAGTTAATTGTTGGGGCAACCCCGGATGGCACGGTTGGCGATGTCACGCTGCAGAAATTTAATAGTATTGATGGTGAAGCGTTCAAAAAGGCTTACGCACTAATGAAAATTACTCGTTACGCCGATATTTGCAACAAAAACAAAACGCAGTCTAAATTCCTGTTGGGCTGGATTAACCGCACTCTGAAAGGGCTTAAATAATGGATCTGATGGGTATTGGCTCTATTATTGAAGGGGTTGGAAAAATTGCGGGGGACCTTATCACGACGGATAAAGAGAGGGCAGAGATGGCGCTGGAAGAGCGCAAGCTCGACTTGGAGGAGAAGCGCATTGACCAGGCTACAGACCTCGCGCAGGTGGATATCAATAAAATCGAAGCGGCGAGCAGTAGCGTATTTGTCTCTGGCTGGCGTCCTGCTGTGGGCTGGGTTGGGGTTCTTGGCTTGGCTTACCAGTTTCTTGGATACCCCCTGATGCAGTGGTTGTGGGCTTTTGGCCAGGGTTACGATATCATTCCAAAGGGGTTAAATCCTCCGCCGGATCTTCAAGTTGAGCAGCTAATGACCCTTTTGGCAGGTCTCCTTGGTTTCGGCGGCATGAGGTCATTTGAGAAGCACAAGGGTGTTGCGAGCAAGTAATGCTTCAGAAGATCCTGTTCAAGGCTGGTGTCAATCGCGAGAACACGCGGTACACCAACGAAGGGGGATGGTACGAGTCGGACAAAGTCCGGTTTCGTCAAGGCACGCCTGAGAAAATAGGAGGCTGGACCCAATTCAGCTTTCAGCAGTTTCAAGGCATCTGCCGATCCCTATGGAATTGGGTGACCCTTGGGGCGCAGAACCTGATTGGCGTTGGCACAAACCTCAAGTTCTACATCCAAAACGGGGGTGCCTTTTACGACATCACCCCGATCCGCAAGTCCAGCACAGTCAGCAACCCGTTTACCACCAACACCGCTACCAATACCGGGACAACCACTGTAGTTACCGTTGCTGACGTTGGCCATGGGGCCATAAACGGTGATTTTGTTTCATTCTACGGTGGGACCGCGGTCGGTGGTGTTACGGTAAGCGGGGAATACCAACTTACTTTTGTAAGCGCAGACTCGTACACCATTGTAGTGACGGGAACCGCAGCGTCTTCTACAACAGGTGGAGGCACTGTTTACGCGGTTTACCAGATCAATGTTGGGCCTTCGTATGCGCTTCCATCAACAGGGTGGGGATCAGGCACCTGGAACTCGGGGACTTGGGGCAATTCTGGTCAATCGACGGACCCAATTCGTCTTTGGAACCAAATGAATTTTGGCCAGGATTTGATTTTTGGGCCAAGGCTTGGACCGTTGTATTACTGGAGTGCAAGCATTGGGTATGAGCCCACGCAAGTAGGCATCAGCAACGCTTCTCCTGCTGTTGTAACCACTACGGTTAACGTCCCCGATAAATACCCGATTACATTTACAACCACAGGCACACTGCCTTCGCCGCTGGTTCCTGGACAAACGTATTACGCCAGGGGCGCGTTAGGGACGACATTTAATCTGTCTTCTACTCCAACTGGGGCGTTGATAAACACAGCTACTGCAGGCAGTGGCACGCACAGTATTTCGCAACGCGGAGTCCTGGTGTCTACCTTGCCGGGCGCCAATTCTGTGCCGTTGACCCAGAACTACTTCACGATTTCCGACGTCAGTCGATTTGTGATCCTGTTTGGCACCAACGATTACGGCAGTACGACATTTGATCCCATGCTAATCCGTTGGTCGGACCAGGAATCTGTGACGGAGTGGCAGCCGACTGCCACCACGCAGGCCGGCAGCATTCGCTTGTCCCACGGTTCACGAATCGTTAGTACGGTTCAGACCCGTCAAGAGATCCTGGTCTTTACAGATTCGTCCTTGTACTCGCTTCAGTTCTTGGGGCCTCCGTACATTTGGGGCACTCAGTTGCTGGGCGACAATATCTCAATAATTGGGCCAAATGCCTCAGTTATTGCATCCGGCGTTGTTTACTGGATGGGCACAGACAAGTTCTATATGTACAACGGGCGGGTTGAAACGCTTAATTGTGATTTGCGCAAATATGTCTTTAACAACATCAATATAAGCCAATCTGCACAGATTTTTTCTGGCACTAATGAGGGCTTTAACGAGGTTTGGTGGTTCTATCCTTCACTAAATAGCAACACCATCGACAAGTATGTTATTTATAATTACCTAGAAAACATCTGGTATTACGGCACCCTGGCCCGTACTGCATGGTTAGATAGCGGTCTACAGAAGAACCCCATTTCCGCGTCATATAATGGATGGCTCTTGAACCAAGAGACTGGGGTGGATGACAATGAGACGGGTACGCCAGTAGCAATTGATGCGTCCATCTCCTCGTCTGAATTTGACATTGGTGACGGGGACAGCATGGGTTTTGTCTGGCGGATGTTGCCGGATATATCGTTCCAAGGATCAAGCTCCACGGCCCCTGTTTCACCGCAAGTCGAAATTACGTTGTACCCAATGCAGAACTCGGGTTCTGGAACCGCGAATCCGTCCACGCAATCTGTGATTTCCGGGTCGACTTACGTGGTCCCTGAGACGTTTACCGGGCAGATTTACACCCGCGTGCGTGGTCGTCAGCTGATTTTCAAAGTGCGGTCGAACACGTTGGGAACCGCCTGGCAGCTGGGTGCGCCTCGTATTGACATCCGGCCGGATGGAATGCGATGACACTGATTGTCACGTCGGAGTTTGACCTAAACAGGGTTGCTCCGCCCAATCTGCCAAATGCTCCGCAGCTGTACGATCCGCGGTTCCAGGAGCAGTTCAACAATATCTTGCGGCTGTACTTCAACCAGCTAAACAACATTTTGGGGCAGCTACAAACAACAGAGATTTTGTCTGAAGCAACTGTTATTGATGGCGGATTACCCTCTCAGGCTTATGATAGTGTAACGGATAATGCGGAATTAACCCCTTCGGGATTTTTTAATGGCGGGACTCCATAATGGCTGTAAGAATTCAACTACGACACGGCACTGCGGCCCAGTGGACTGCGGCTAATCCTACGTTAACTGTAGGCGAAGC